AACCCAAGTCTCCAGCAAATTCCGGCCCGAAACCCCCGTTTCGCGGAAGCCATTCGAGGGCTGTTCCTCCCGGAAGAAAATGAGTGCTGGGCGAGTTTGGATTACTCGCAGCAAGAACCTCGAATTTTAGTCCACTATGCCAGCCTCACCGGCAAGCGGGGATTAACGGGGTCTGATTTGTTTGTGCAAACCTACCGGGATGATCCAAAAACCGACTTTCACCAAATGGTCGCGGATATTGCAAAGATACCCAGGAAGCAAGCTAAAACTATAAACCTTGCCCTTATGTATGGAATGGGACAAACCAAACTTGCCGAACAACTGGACGTGATACCGGAGGAAGCAAAACATCTTATCCAGCAATACCATCAGCAAGTGCCCTTTGTGAGAGAGCTACAGGATTTCATCCAGCGTCGAGTAGGAGGCGCTCTTGGCACAGGATTTGTTCGCTCTCTGCTTGGTAGAAAGTGCCGTTTTGAATTGTGGGAACCCAACCTGTTTGTCAGCTCCAAGGCGCTCCCGAAGGAACAAGCCGTCATTGAATATGGAAATAACATTAAACGTTTTGGCACCTTTAAAGCATTGAACCGGCTAATTCAAAGCTCCGCTGCCGATCAGACAAAAAAGGCTATGGCGGAAATCTACAAGACAGGGAAAGTGCCCCTTATACAAATCCACGACGAGCTGGCCCTGTCGGTCACGGACCTGGAGGAAGCGAGAAGTATACAAAAAATAATGGAGAACTGCGTGGAGTTACAGGTTCCTTGCCCCACAGACGCGGCCCTTGGCCCTAACTGGGGGGATCTTAAAGAAGCTTGATTTCTCCGTCCAAATCTCGTATTATCTCGTATAAAGGAGGGAAAAATGAACGTCGAAAAATGGAAATCCGTGGTAATAGCTATCACCACGTACCAAAAGTTAAAGCAACGTGCCCAGAAAAACCACCGCACCATCAGCGGAGAATTTACACACATCCTGGAGCAAGTTGAAAAAGTGTCCGAGGCATTCTCCGGAAAACAATGAGCAAACCTCCAAACAGGCGTCCTAGCGTGACGGACGAGGTTTCCGGAAAAGGCTTTTCGCTGGCAGTGACTGTTGGATTCGATCCAAACTTTGGGGGACCCTGTGAAATCTTTATGACAAAGAGAGGAAAGTCCGGCTCTCTCCTTGAACACGCTCTCTATGAAGTTGGAGTTCTTGCTTCCAAAATGATGCAGTCGAACGATAACAGTAGGGTGATTATTGAAGATTTACGAAACGAGGTCGCGCGACTGAAAAACAGCATCGAAAATCTGAAAGAACCAAAATGAGTAAGTTGACCTCTCTAATCCCCCCAGAATAAAGGAAAAATTGGAAATGGGACGCCGAAAATCTCTAATCCCCCCAGAACAAAAACCACTCACGCGGCGACAGCGGAAATTCGTGAACGAGTTGGTTGCTGGTGATGGTCTGATTACCCTCAGAGAAGCAGCGATTCGGTCGGGAGTGCCATATTGCTCAGCGAGCAGTCGGGCCTATGAGATGGTAAGGATGCCGCACGTAGCTCGTGCTATCGCGCAGTACAGGGCTGAATTAGATGAGATGTACGCGGTAAATTACAAGAGGTCCGAGAGGGATCTTAAAAAGATCAGGGATGCCTCGCTAGATGCAGGTGCCTATAGCGCGGCGGTTCAGTCAGAAGTGGCGAGAGGAAAACTGGCGGGATTGTACACCAGCAGATCAGAGATCAGGACCGGGGCTATAGATGCCATGTCCAGGGAACAAGTGGAGCAAGAACTTGAGAAAATTAGACAAGGTTTTGGCGAAATTATCGACATCACGCCAGAAAAAGAGGAGACCCCGATTAAAAAACATAGAAGCGGGACTGTGGAAGATACTTACGACGGGGCTGAAGACGACGAACAGGGAGATCGAGCTCACGCGATTAGAAAGTTGGGCGACTCCAGGAGTTCCTGATGTCCTTTGCTGTAATGAAGAAGGTTCTTTTTCATTTATGGAATTGAAGGTTATTCACGGTAAATCAAAGAAAGTTGCGCTGTCGCCGCATCAGGTGGCGTGGCAAACCCGTCACGGCCACGCCAATTCTTACGTGGTTATTCGTGGCTCCGATCTGGCTATTCATGTTTATAGGGGTGCCGATAGTACTAGTCTTTGTATGGATGGCATTGATGCTGTTGCGGCTGTTTCTATTTTTGAAGAGCCGTATGACTGGGACAAATTTTGGCAATCGACGGCTCCGTCGATTATCAGACAAAGCACGAAAGAGGTAACTATCACATTTTAATAAGCATTCGGGGCTATTGGTTCTGTCTCAAGCTCTAATTCAATCTTCAAGCATGGTTCATTCGGGTCGGGTGTTTCACTTCGGACACTGTGATTTCATTATCTCTCATTTTGATTGGCCCTTTATTGACTTTAGTGGATCACATGAAGATGATGGTTCTCTCATGGGCTGGGGTTCATTTGGTTCATTGGTTCTCTCGTATCTTATGGTTTTCCTATAATCCGATGGATCTCGCATTCTATGATTCCCTATGCAGGTTCGGCTCTTCTGGATGCTTTATTCTAACCATGTTTTCAATTGCATACCAATAAAATTCTTCCGATTCTTTTTTCCGGTGGCCGGTATCCAGGATTGAATAGCAGACCAAAAGTGGCCGTGGCATCTTCAGGTGGGCCACATCTTCCGGTAACCCCTCCCCCGGAGGGGAAAACAATGTAAGGATTTTTTGTAGGATCTTCATTTCGGCTCTCCCTCATTGCAGGGGACTTCCTTAACACTCTCTGTTTCATAGTGGGTGTGGCAATATACCACTGGTCCCTCTCCCTCACCAAAAACATGCGGGGAGTATTCGTTCGCCTCCTCCTCTGCAATTTCCTCATCCTCCGCTTCGATGCGGTAGGTTTTTGAGACGTTGGCGATCAGTGTGACCTCAAAAGTCTTCATTGGTCAGTCCTCCTCTCCATACCTAACGTTAACTTTAATTGACCAATCAAAAGGTTTAATTTCAAAAGTTTTATGAGTTGGCATTGCAAAACTACCAACCGGGCTCGATCTTATGGGTATGACCCGCATGGGCCATAACATAAGGAACAGGGGCCTTTTCTCCCGTTTCCATTTCGTACCATATTTCGTGCAAGTGGGATAAGAACATCTTAACGGCATACCTTTTGGCTCTGGCATGAATATGAGCGGGGGGAAGCTTGCCATTGGAGTAGGCTTTGTAGGCGTCGGTAGTTTTACCGATATTAAACTTCTCCAGCTTGGCTTCCGCCTGATCGGCAAAGTCGCCAGCCTGGTTTTTGGCCAACTCTATTTCCTTGCGCTCCCTGTACAACTTCCCGTAGAGGGATTTCTCATTGCCGGACACTTTGACAAAGCTCTCCCCAAGTTTCCAGCAAAGGGTTTTCAGGGACGCATTAAACGGGCGTTTCTCTCCTTTTTTCCATTCAGAGGTCGGATCAAGACCGGCATACCGCCAGATGGCGCCAGCCGTGGTGGCTTTGGTGATATCTATGTGGGCCAGGAGGCCAGCGGCGATAACAGGGCCTACTCCTATCACTTTCCTCATTCTGCCTCCGACGGGGTGCTCCGCCGAGAAAATGTCGAGGGCCAACTTGATGCTCTCTTCAAGGACGCGGTTCTCGACGGAGAGCCAGTGGAGAATATCGTGCGGCTCATTCGAATCGGAGAGAGCGCGGATCTGGTTATTCGAACGGATACGCCCATTCTGCATTATGTAATAACTATCCACAAGAAACCGTGCCTCTCCTGTAGAAAGAACCCCGGCTCTTATCATGTCGCGGGACAGTTTGCGGAGGGGAACCCGAATGGCGCTCTCTTCGGCCAGACGACCTGTGACGGCCCGCGTTACCTGCTCCTCAAAATCATCTGTCATTTTCAACCCCTTGGCTAGAATTAAACTTGTGCGAACAATCTCGTACACCTCCGCACAGGCCGTTGTCAAGCATCTTTTGGCCTGGATACCACAACCCGCGCCTTTCCATTTGGAACTCGCACGATGGTATGTTAAATACGTTAATGACAGGAATCCCATTTTATGATATATTCAGCTTGTCTCAGTTGGTTAGGAGCTTTGCCTGTAGGTATTTACGGGAATAGGTCACTGCGTAATTCGGCTTAACCTTGGAGGTCGTATTTTGGGTGTAGTGAAACAACTTTCTCAAAGTGTCGTGCCATCTATTGTATGTCTGGCGGCGTCTGTTCTGCTTGTCGCAGATGTTTTAATGGATATCAAATTTTCAGATTTTCTCGCTGGCTCAAAAGCCTACGCTACCGTTCGACAAAATATAAGCCTAAAGGAGGCTAGTTACCTACCTCCAGAAGAAGCACAATCTCAACTGCGTGACAGAGATGGACTGATCAATCTTCTCAATTCTGATGGTGGAAGAACTGTTTTTAATGCCCTAAGACGGAGAGCACCTGAACATACGGAAATAGTTTTGGAAAAGGTTCGTCTCGACAATGCAAATCTAAGTGGTATTAATTTAGTCGCAGCACAGTTGCCCTGGTCAAAAATGCGTGAAACAAACCTCTCAGGAGCCAAGCTTTTGGGAATTCAAATGTTTCATTGTCATTGTCAACACACCAATTTTTCTGACGCAAACCTAAGTCCCTTTAAGGGAAGAATAACGAATCTTGGGAAAGCTTTTTTGAATGGTGCAAATTTTACCAACGCCAACCTTCAAAAAGTAGGCTTGATGGAAGCTTCTCTCGTTGAAGCTGTTTTTGATGGAGCCGAAATTGGTCAAATTGATGCCCGCCGTGCAAGTTGGCCGTACACCAGTCTGCGGGGCGTTACCTCAAGGACTGGTCCGATCAATCTTGAACATAGTGTGGGAGCTTATGCCGACCTCACTGATGCTGCGCTTAAAGGCGTTAAGCTTAGAGAAGCAACATTGACCAATGCTAACTTGACAAGGACTGATCTTTCTAACAGCAGAATGCAGAATGCTGAAATGCGTGGTGTTATCATCGATCATACAAATTTCAAGGGCGCTAATCTGAGTAGTGCAAAGCTCTACTACACAGATTTGAGAACCGCAGATATGCGTGATGCCAACCTTACTGATGCCGGATTGCTCGGTGTTAACGCATCAGAGGTTGATTTCACGGGGGCAACCTTGAATTTTGTTAACGCTGATTATGCTAATTTATCAGGATCTAACCTTGAGAAGGTTAGCATGAAAGAAGCTGCTCTAAGTGGTGCAAATTTGTCAAATGCTAATTTAGAAAACGCAGACCTTTCTTATGCTAATTTGAAAGGTGCTAAACTCGTTAATGCGCGTGTTAAGGGGACGGTTTTCAGGGGAGCTGATCTTAGTGATGTAGACTTCACAGGGACAAACCTTGAAGAAGCAAAACTTGATTAGATCGGTAATTTTGGCATAACGGAGCCCTTAATTAAAACCGGCTTGTGTTCTGGGGGCACTAGAGATTTTTGTCGTCTATCCCAATTTTCCCTTTAAAATCAACAACATCCCACCAACCATGGTGATTTCATACACGAAATACTGCTCAACGTTATAATAAAACCGTTAGAAACCGTCATTTTTCGCAGTAAAAACCCCGAAAAACGGGCAAATTAACGGTTTTTAACGTGCTGACCGAGATCCGAGGGGCGTATAGGCGGGATGGCTGGTGGTATGGCTGGTGGTATATTCCAAAAACATGAAAAAGATATGTTTTACATATAGATAGGGAGATTATGTTAATGTAATTTATAGCAAAATCCCGTCTACCTCTCAAACTGACAGCAAAAAAAAAAAAAGTTTTTTCTCAGGAATTTTTTCTTATATGGTATAGCAATAGAGGTTCGTAAAATAATTTAGCGATTGACATTCAGATACTTTTATGATCGCGTTTTTCGTGGCCATTGAATTAAGTTTTTTTAGTTGAACTCATTACAACTAATCCATCCATCCATCATAGTATGTTGCTTTAACTTGATCTCCAACAACAGCCTGTAATTTTTTATTGATGAACTCCAAAGCTCCCTTGCTGCTAGCTCCCTTGCTAACATTACCTTGAACCCATGGAGGTTTTGCCAAGTTTAACTTGTATGGGTGTTTGCATTTTTTTGGGATAACATAAACTTGAATAGAGTTACCATCAGTGCAAGTGCCTTTATCTTTGCAGCCTTGCTGCACCCACTCGTCTTGCCAGATCTGTGTTGCTTTACTCATGATCTCTGGAACGTTGTTTGTTTTTGAGTAGAAGTCTTTGTGAGTACCTCCAGTGTACTTGCTCCACTCAATGTCATTACTTTCAATTCCTAACTTTGTTAGATCTTTATGATCTAAAGCAGGAATTTCGTAATCACTGTATTTGCTCTTGTAGATTTTAACCATTACGCAGCCTCCTTTTGTTTTTTTAATACTCCTTTTTGAACCTTGTCCATGTGGATGAAATCAACATCCAATGTTAAAGTTTCATACTTATCTCCACCATAAAGAACTAATCTCCATTCTTTTTCGTTGTGAAGAAATCTGAATTTAACAATCACTATTTAGCGCGTTTTTTCCTTCTCAGTTAGCCAAGTTCCGAGCTTTTCGAGCGCCCTGATCAACCAGTCCACAAAAAAATCCATTATAAATCACCTCCAATCGTTCTTCCAAACATCGGCGTTACAGCTTATTCATTTCATTCCGCGTTTTTGGCCAACCAACCGGCGAGTTTTTCTTCTCGTAACCGAATTTTTAATGAGGCGTAGGTCGAACCTGACAACGTGACCAATATTTTGTCTAGTACTTGAGGATGCGTTTTCCGAGCCTCCTCAATCCAACGGCATTCCATTGATATCAACTTTTTATGGGCGTTAGGTTTAATCGCACGTAAATAGTCCATTTGCCGGACAGCTTGAACCACCTCCGCCCGGAGGAGATCCATGAAACTTTTGGAATCA